AAGATTTGGTTGCAGACCCAGGAAACGGTATTCAACCTACATCATCAACATGGGCTAAAAAACATATCTTTGGTTGGTCTGATGAAGAAATCAGGTTGGATTTACAACAACAAAGAATTGAAAGAGCGGTTGGTGAAGAACTTAAAGCAACACCTACAGTTATTACCAAAACAGGTTTATTTGATAATATTGATAAATTATACGGTAGTTCTACAGGTGGTACTGCAAGTGCTACTGCAACTACTGCGGGTGATGATACGGGTGCGGTTCCATCATTTGGTGGTGGCGGATTTGAAACTGCGGAACCAACAGGAGGTGAAGAAGCTCCACCAGCAGAAGCTCCACCAACAGGAGGTGAATCTGAAGTTACACCTGAATCTAAAAAAGAAAGAATGAATATTCTATTAGAAAGCGGATTCGCAGAAAAAAGTAGATTTTTTAATTTAGACCAAGGTCAAGATTCTTTGGGAGAAATTTCAAAAGAATTGGATAAGTTATTAAACTCGTAATATTTATATTGAAAATAGACAAAATGACTTTCGGGCAAATCAAATCCATAATTGAAAACAACTTATTAGAATCCTACAGAAATGAACAGGAGTTTAAAAAATCGTTAAAAGAATTCAAACACAACGTTTTGAGTAATAAAAATATGTCAAAACTATATTCTTTATACGACCAATTAACAACACCTCAGGGATTAACTGAAAACGATGCCAAAGATTTTCTTGATGAAGGTATTAGTTTAATTCAAAAATTATTACCATTAATTAAAACTCCAAAGACCGTAACTGAAAACGTTGAAAACAAATATTCTGACGTTGACGCTCTTGTTTACACAAACAAGTTAGATTTAATGGAAAGATTAAAATCAAAGAAAAATTTAATTCAAACTTTAAAATTGGCAAAAAAAGAAACCATAAAGGAAACTATTAACATTCCTTTAAAATCTATGGTCTTCATCGCGAATCAAACTTTGAATAGTTATCTTGACAATCTTGACGAAACCGCAAAAAAAGAATTTATCCAATTAATGTCTGAAGACACTTCATCTCTTAAAGAGAAATTTGAAACTTTACGTGAAAGTACTATTGGTAAATTAAATACTCTATTAGAAAACGAACACGAGTTTGAAATTCAAACAAAATTGTCTGAAACAATTGATAGATTGAAAGTTGAAAAATTTGACCAACTTAATTTCCTTAAGTTAAAAAACTTAGAAGAATCAATCTAATTTAGATTTCAATTTTTGAATGTAAGAAGCCTTCAACTTTTGTTGTCTTTTTTCTACCGACTTTTTAACAAACTCTTTTTTACCAAACAATATCTGATTTTGTTTAGTTTTAATTACTTTTGACTTTAATGTCTTTAGGGCTTTTTCTATCCCGTCTTTTTTTACATCTACTTTTAACATATTATACAAATATCTTATATTTTCTGAAAGTTTTTGACAATGGAACTATTTTTTGTTATTTTTTTACAAACAAATAAACATTGACAATATGAAACTTAATGAAAAAAGGAAAAAGTGTAAAGTTAAATCTCTACAATCCAATTAAATCGGTGTACGGTACTGTAGATTCTAAAAATTTGAAATCACTATACATAAACATACAATCATGGGTAACCCCCAAATTTGAACACGACAATTGGAACAGAGTTGTTTGTAACCTAAGCCGAGACATTAAACATTCGGTATTCAATTCCATAAACCACGAATTATTTAAAGAACAAAGTATAGTAGATTTAGACCTCAGAACAAGCGGAATATCACACGGAAAAAAATCCTTTCTAAATTTAGAGGTTAATTTATACACCAATAGTGAAATAGATTTTAAATCCCCCGAAGTAAAAGATTCAGTTAAAAAAATTATCAAAAACATATTCAAAGAGAATGTTATCCAAAACAAATACTTTGAATTTTCACCATCAAAAAATGATTAAACTTAAAAAGATACTTGTATCGTATATTTATCTTAAAAAGAATTCATGAAACAATTAAGAATATTAGAAGCAAGTGAAGTAGGTCATGGAATATTGGTTGAAACAGATGCAGGTTGGATATCACCAAAAGATGTTCGTAATGCCGAGATGTTAAGAGAGGCTAAGGAGTTAGACTACAGAAACCCTTTTGAATTTTATGCGGTATTACAAAAATACGATACACCAAATAGAAACGGAAGATTTTATCCTGAAAGAATCTTGAAGAGAGAAGCCGAGAACTATAAAAAAGCAATTGATAAAGGTCTATCAACTTCAGAACTTAATCACCCTGAATCGTCTCTAATTGACTTAGATAGGGTATCACACATTATTACAGATATATGGTGGGATAAGAATATCTTGATGGGTAAACTTAAATTATTAACATCGCCAGGATTTCATGAAAGAGGTATTGTTTCTACCAAAGGAGACCAAGCAGCTAACTTAATGAGACAAGGTGTTACTATGGGTGTTTCTTCAAGAGGAGTTGGTTCGTTAAAAAAGGTTGGGGAAAGAAATGAAGTACAAGACGATTTTGAATTAATTTGTTTTGACTTGGTATCATCCCCATCAACACCAGGAGCTTACTTATTCACCAATCCTAATGATAGAGACAAGTATGAAGAAAATTTAGAAGAGGAAAAAAAATACAAATCACCTGAAAATTCGGAATTCCAATCTAAAGGAGTTGACTTAATGAAAAAATTAACCGATTATTTGGGAAAATAATAAATTATGGACGAAAAATATTTTGTAGCAAAAATTCAGTATGACTTGCCTGATGAGAATACTGGTAAAATCAAAAAAATCAGAGAAGAGAAATTAGTTAAAGGTTTTTCGGTAACAGATGTTGAGGCAAAGGTTACTGAGAAATATCAAGGTTTTACTAATGATTGGAGAATTACTTCAGTATCAGAGAGTAAAATTGATGAGGTAATCGAATAATTAGATTTTAAACAAATTAAATTAAAGTGGTCACAATTGACCACTTTTTTTATGCTCGGTACTTTTTTATAAAATAAAAATAAGATTGTGTTACCTCAAAAGTGAATTTTTTATTATTTGACACTATTTATATTGTAAAAATAATAGATTTTCATGAAAGAAAATAAAACTTTAGTTCAAGAGGCTCTTATTCAAATGAAACAAGTTGAAGATGTCATAGCCGAAAATGCAAAAGGAATACTTGCTTCTACAATGAAGGAAGAAATCAACCAATTAGTAAAAGAATCTCTTTCCGAACAGGATGATGAGGAGATTGATGTAGATGCAGACGTTGACACGGATGCTGATAACGATGAAATGGAAATGGATGTTGATATGGAAATGGGTTCTGATGAAGAAGACATGGATATGGACATGGATATGGACATGGATTCAGAAGAAAGTCCAATAGATTTAACTGACGCTTCTGACGAGGAAATCTTGAAAGTATTTAAAGCAATGGGTGAAGATGACGGAATCATCGTAAAAAAAGATGGTGAGAACGTTCATTTAACTGATGATGATGCTGACGTAGAATATCTCGTTAAGCTTGGTGAGTCTGAAGAAGACGAATTAATGCAAGAAGACGATATGAATTACGACGAACAAGACGAATCTGTTGATGACGTTATCAACGCTATTTTTTCTGACAATGGTGATGTATCTGATGTTGACTCATCAGATGTTGAAGATTTTGAAGATGAAGAAGAAGTTGTTTACGAAATCACATTAGATGAGGACGACGAAATGATGGAAGATGATTCTGAAATGATGGAAGATGATTCTGAAATGATGGAAGATGATTCTGAAATGATGGAAGATGACGACATGGACGATTTAACAAATGAAACTTACAAACCTAAAGGTGAAGGAATGAACTTAAAACCAAAGAAATTTGAATTTGATAAACCTGGTAAAGGTGGATTCAATGAAAAGAAAAAAGAAGGACCTAAAACAATGGGTACTGGTAGAGCGAAATTCGAATACAAGAAAGGTGAAAATATGGGAGGTAAATCCAAAGTTGTTAAAGCAGAAACTAAAGAAGGTGACTACGGAATGAATAGAGGTGATAAATCTAAAACCATGAAAGGTAAAGAAGATTACACTACTAAAAAAGGTATGACAAATTCTAAAGGAGAAAAAGCTTTTGAAAAAGAAGAAACCAAAGAAGCTGCTAGAACATATGGAATGGGTTCCAAAGAAGGTAGAGGATTAAGAAAAGGTATCACTAATAACAGAAATTACAATTATGGTAATAGTGGTGTTAAAGTTGAATCTACTCAAGAAGAAGTTAGAATGTTGAGAGAAAAGAATGAAGAGTACAGAAAAGCATTGAATGTGTTTAGAGAAAAACTTAACGAAGTTGCAATCTTTAACTCAAACTTGGCTTACGCTACAAGATTGTTCACAGAACACTCAACTACTAAAAAAGAAAAATTAAACATCCTTAGAAGATTTGACGATGTTGAAACTTTAAAAGAATCTAAAAATCTTTATAAGTCAATCAAAGATGAATTGAATAAGGTAGAAACAAAATCAATAAACGAATCCGTTGGTGAAAAATTAAACAAAACAGTAACTACAGGTTCGTCAACAACATTGATTGAATCAAAAACTTATGAAAATCCACAATTCTTAAGAATGAAAGATTTGATGGGTAAAATTGGTTAAAAAATAAAAATAAAATAAACTTAAAAACAAAACAAATACTAAAATGGGAGCATTATTAGAATCAGGTCTTGTAGGTAACATCGGTCTTAAGCACCTTAAAGTTATCAAAGAAGACACAATCAACAAATGGGACAAATTAGGATTCTTAGAGGGTCTTAAAGGTCACATGAGAGAAAACGTAGCACAATTATACGAAAACCAAGCATCGTATTTAATCAACGAAGCATCATCTACATCTGATACAGGTGCATTTGAAACAGTTGTTTTCCCAATTGTAAGACGTGTATTCTCTAAATTATTAGCAAATGATATCGTATCAGTACAAGCTATGAACTTACCTATCGGTAAATTGTTCTACTTCGTACCTAACATCCAAGCGTACACTGACCCAGCTAACTTAGCTAACACAGGTATTCACTACGCACCTTATGGTTCACCAAACGCTGCGGAAGGACAAACACCAAATAGTGGTTACGACTACAACAACACTAAAGACCTTTACGATAGATTCTACGAAGGTAACGAACCAGCTTTGGACCCTCCAGGATTGTTCGATTATTCTAAAGGACAATATTCTGCAATCACAGCTCCAGTTGTAACTGTATCTTGGTTAGCAGACCAATTGGTTCCTTCAGCGTATACTACAGACAACTATAGAAAAGTTCTTATTGTTATGTCAGGTTTTGCTGCAGATGGTGCTGGTAAATTAATCGGTCCTGATGGTCAACCAATGGATAACGAAGCGTTTTTATCTGATTTAACTATTTATGGTGCTACAGGTAATAACTACACTTCAGGAAATACAACTAACCCTTACTTATTTAGAGTTGTAACTCAAAGATATGGTAAAGGTATCGTACAATATGGTAATAACAACTCTACGTTAGTATTCCCTAACAGTAAAACTGATGGTGGTCAATATGACAACTTATGTGATGCTGAAGGTAAAATCTACTTAGAAGTTGATTTACAAGTACCTGTTTGTATTACTTGTGGTGGTTCTATGGACGGTTACACAGGTTCAACATTCTCTTCAGATACAACAAGTAATGATGCATTTACTGCAACTTACAGAATCTACAAAAACTTAGAGTTTGAAGATAGAATCGGTGAGGTATCTTTCGACCTTATGTCAGTTACAGTTTCTGTAACAGAAAGAAAATTAAGAGCTCAATGGTCTCCAGAAATGGCTCAAGACGTTGCAGCATTCCACAACATCGACGCTGAAGCTGAATTAACAGCTTTATTGTCTGAGCAAGTTGCGGCTGAAATCGACCGTGAAATCTTAAGAGATTTACGTAAAGGTGCGGCTTGGAACTTACGTTGGGATTATAACGGATGGAAGCGTCTTGGTTCAAGTGCAGTTCCTTACACTCAAAAAGACTGGAATCAAACATTGATTACAGCTATCAACCAAATTTCGGCTCAAATC